TCTTTACCTATTATGACGTTTACCAAGCCACCGGACTCGACGCCAAAGATCCCATACCCCTTGGGTCTGTAGTTCACGTTGAATTCGAGAACCTTGTTAATTTTAAAAATCCGACCATCGTTTGGTGTAGTAAAGAACCGGTCGCCTTTGAAGGCGAGACCGGCAACGGCTCAGGCCCTGCAAGAAACGGCGGTTCCGGCGGAGGCTCACCAAGCCCGGGCGGAACGTATAGAAGTAGCCCCGGGACACCCGGCAACCCGCCTCATAATAGTGACAAATGCTATGGTATTGACGAAACTACTGCGGTCCCCCAAGCGGATAGACTGAGAGCTGCTCTTATTCCGCTGGGATATGCAGAAAAGGGCAGAGAGCTTTCGAATGGCGGAGATTTAAATGCTAATCTGGTCAACCTAATGATATCTCTTTTGAAACAAATTAAGAAAGAAATGCCTAATCTGCAGATCCGCCTCACCGGTGGAAATGATTGTTTCCACCAACATCGAGTAAAAAAATATGGAAAGGGAGTAACGCGCCATGACCAGGGCAGAGCGATGGATATGACAATATACCCAGCCAATACTGCTACTCTAGATAAAGTAGTATCGATACTAATGCGCTACTCCGGAGCCAACGAAAGAAACGTTAGGTTTATAGATGAATATCGCCGCCCCACTGGACACGCTACTGGAGGACACTTCCATGTATCCTGGGGGCTAGGCACCGAGGGCGCGGCAGTCATGAAGCATGCTACGAAACAAGTTGAAGCCGGTAAGATAGAGCCCCTGACGGTATAAACGGAGAAATAACAAATGAAGATAAGCATTCAATCATTCCTTAAAAAAGCAACAGATGCCATAGATCTGAACCTGATGTCTGACACAGAAAGGGAGAGTTTCGACAAGAGAACTCCAGTTGAAAAGGCGCGCTATTTGGGGTTCGGACAGAATAACCGACAAAACTTCGATACCCCTTCATATATCCAATCGACCGGGGATGCCGTCTATCGCAACGGCAACTCGTCAATAATTCTAGGACTGGATCGCCCGAGCAATATTTTTTCAGGCTTCGGCGGCAGGAAGAACACCCATTGTGCAGCCATTGATATAGTTGCTGGCAGAATGGGATACCGTGCCGCAAAGCGAACAGCCGGCGGACAGAATATAAATTCAGACCCCAACTTTAAACTAGACGCGTCAAGAGTGTATATCTCTCAGAAATCAGATCCCGATGGGTACTTTGGGTTGGTTGAGGGAAGCGTGGGCAATACTAGTAAGTCTTCGCCGCGTAGTACAGTGGCTTTGAAGGCAGACACCCTGCGGTTTATAGCCAGAGAGAATATTAAGCTGGTCACACGTACCGACAGCCAAAATTCCCAAGGCGCGAACCTGGGAGACGCTTTTGTAGGGAACTATGGTATTGATTTAATAGCCCTGAACGACGATAAAGATCTTCAACCGCTCGTAAAAGGCGACTCCTTGGTATCGTGCCTCCAACAAATTATTAAAAATGTTCATGATCTTAGTACCCTCCTTGATAACTATTTAGAGTATAACCGAATGTTCATGAAGGCAGTCATCAAACACACTCACCGCTCTCCGTTCTTTGGGTACTCCACGGCACCAGATTTTGAAGGGATCTTTCCAGATGGTATTGAGTCCTTAATTGACACAGTCACGAATGTTCAGTTGCAATTAAACAGCCACATGCAAACCTTAAACAATGTGGACACTAATCACTTACGGACTCCGGGCGGCGCTGCCGCTGAAAAGGATGGCAAAAGCCAATATATATTGAGTAGATACAACAACACTAATTAAATTATGCCTGCACAAGTAAATCTAAATAAAACTTTTTATGATGAACCTATTAAGATTCCCTTCGAAGAGGGGAATATCTCATGGCTGCGGCTGCGCCTGAATAAGGATATTACAACTCCGGAGCAAAAGATAGAAAAAGCGGTAAATAAGTACATTACTTATTACTTTCCAGAGTTCTACCGCAATATGCGCGATCCTGACTTCGATGGCGATCAAACTGTCTACAATGATCTGCGAGAAACGCTCAAGGGTGTCATCAGTATTGAGAACCCCGGCTACGCGTTGAGACCCCCCTCAAATACTAAACAATTTGTTCTGTTTAAATTAGAGGCTGAAATGTCCATGCGAGAATTCCGGGTAGCAATGTCTGCAGCACTACCCGATTTCGAAGATAATCTCTTGTTCTTTAATCAGGAGAACAATATCAGCCAGGACCTCAACGGGGTTACAGAGATAGCACTAAGTTCGCTTGGTACGACGGCCCATAGTATGGGCGCCCTCATGAATAAGTTTGAGGAACAAAAACAAAACTATGGCGGCGCCGTTAACGTGTCGGGAGTAGATTTTGGGTTTCTTTCTACATCTATTACGAAGATCCTGGCTCTAATTGTAAAAGGACTAGCCAAAGATCTAAAGGGAGTACAGCAGGGCGGACAACATCAGACTAGCTATACGGAGGGAGATGTTCTTACTTTATACTTCTCTAACAAAACAGATGCCCCGGACAACCCTCCTCCTCCTGATCCCTTAAATGTGTTTACTAATACTACCACAAGGATAGCTATCACCGCTATGACATATGTGGCAGCCGACTCCACCCCGGGAGTTGAATTTGTTAAGGTGGGATATTTCTCACTGATGAAGTATAAAAAAATATTCAGCGACCAGATGACTTTAAAAATCCTGCGAAGAGTGGATGATATCCTTGAACAGGAAAGAAACGCTGCAGCAACAGGGCGCCCCATGGGAATGCTTAATTTTATGTCAGATATGGCGCTGCAAGCCCCTCGTGACGAAGCCGCTGGAGAGATGTTCACGTTTCCCACTGAAAATGATCCCAATACCGACAGCGATGCTCTTATTCAAGAAGCAATTCGTCTTAAATACCTAGACCCCACCGATGATCAAGACCTTCAGCAAGGAATTAAAGCCCTTACTGATGATGAGCTGGCAGCATTACGGCATTCTGTTGAACAAAATCCTGAATTATTTGAGAAAGTATATCAACAAGAGAAAAAACAAAAACTTCAAACCGGAGTAGATGTAACTGACACCATCGGAAAGGCGTTGGAATTTGGACCGTTAGCCGTGTTCGAAGACGGCTCAGCCGCGGATAAGATCATGCAGCAGTTTGGACTAAAGGCACTAGCCAGAGAAGCCATGATTTGTTTGACCTTTGGTTTAAACTTTGAAATACAACGCATCACTAACGCCATCGGCGATGTTTTACAAGATGAACTTAACGAGCCATACAGGTCGACAGAGGAAAACAATACACGATTTGCTTTTGACTTGGAGATGCCGCTACTTAAGATTTTCTCGATCAAGGGTGATCTCTGGAAAGTAGTGCTCGATTCAATCCTTAGTTCGATTTCTGAAGCTCTTATAACTCTCATTCAGCAGTTAACCCAGCTTTTAAAGGAAGCTTGTACCATTCGCAACCCACGCGCGGAAGATTTTGGTTCTGTTGACATCCCAAACTTGCTTGGTCCCACTATCGTCGGCCCTAACTCTAACTCTCCATTTGGCTTCGGCAATGATGAAAATAGCCCCTTCGGCAACCTTATTGATTTGACTGGCTGTTCCGGAGAGGAGATCCTTACCTATCTAAATGATGTTTCCGGGATACTGTCGTCAATAGATATTTGTTTGTTGATGCAGTCGGATTTGGCACTCCCCGAGGGTCTCCTTACACGTATAGCTGAGTTTAACGAAACGTACCCGACTCCCTGCATATCTGCCAATCTATCTGACCTCTCCCAGGTAGCCGATTTCTGGAGTATACTTTCTACCATGGCAGACGTAAGTGAGCTTTGCAACGAGATTATTAATGATTTAATTTATCTAAACCAAAATAACATCTGTCTCACAGAAGACGACCTAGCCCAGTTGTCGCTTGAAGAACAAAACAATATTGAAGAGTTACTCGATCTTATCGAGAATGGCTTCGATGACGCTCCTCCCATCTATAATTTTGATTGTCCGGATGCCGAAAACTTTATTAATGATCCTGTTATCACAAGACTTGTTCCAGAAACTCTTAGCGATCTTATTGAATTTGTGGAGATGCAGTTTATCTCGTCAACCGACGCTATAAAGAATGTTTTATTGGAGGCCACGCTAGGAGGTCCAGGACCACTGAGCCCCTATGAGCAGGCAGCCGCCAGCTTCGGAGCGGACTCTCCAACCCCTGAGGAATGGGCGCGCAATCCCGACAGCGAAGCCCTCGATGCCATCAAAAACACGTTTAATGACATTGCTGATGCTACAGGACCAATCCGAGATGCGATAGAAATGTGTTTACTTGATACCCCCGGTCTTTTAAATCCCGAGATTCGGGATGTCGGAAACGCTGTCAACGGGATCATAGATGTTTTAAGAGACCCTGAGGTTCAGGGGGCTTTCGAAGGCATCGCGACCAAGCTGCAGACTGCCGCGGCACTACCGCCAAACACACCCATGATTACAACATATGAGTTTAATCAAGAATTCTTTAGGCGCTTCTCAAATTATATTGATATTAGTAAAGCAAGGCGCGGTCAGTCCTCCTCAAAGACTTTTCAGATCCCTAATCATCTATATTCTTATTATACAAATTTCAGTCGCGACGACGCGGTGTTTAAAATACAGTTTAGTTTTCCTAAGTTTGCCACAGCCAGTCCGCAGCAGCGCATCGTATTAAGATATCCTCGTTACGAGAATACTAATCAGCCGACCCCTCTTTACTTTAGCTTAAGTGATCTTCTTGAGTCCGACGTCGAAGAACAATTAGAAGACGCCATGGCAGAAGAAACGACCAAAGCCCTAGCCGGCGCAAATTTACATTTAAATTTGGATGAGTTTATTGACTCCGTTTTACAGTCGAAGGACACGACCGGCACTACTTGGGTTGATGCCTATGTTGCCGAGTCCCGGTTCTTTCCTTACGCTTATGGACTTTTATTAGATCAGCTATTTGAATATTATGTAGAGAATGGGGTTTTTACTGCCGCCGCCCTCCAGCAACTAAACTTTTTCCACGATAATTCAAATTGCCTACCGGGAACGTCAGCCGACCTACTTGATGTCGAGGGCATTTTCAACGAAGTTCAGCAAGAATATATGCAACAAGCTTGTACAGATGCGACAGTTCCTCCCCGTACACGCATGCGCAGTGTTATGAAATATGCTATGTATCTTCTTTTGGTTCAGGTTCACGTAGCAGAATTTGTGATCAAAAATATATTCCTTTTTTCTGCAGTACAGCTGAACGAAGTATTCGCTAACGACTTTATTGTTTCTTACATGCGAGATGAGATTCTCGGCTCTCTGACCCGTTACTTTGAGGGAATTGGAGAAATAGGCGCCATTGTAGAAATAAAGAACTCCTTGATCGACCTGTTTAATAAAAAGATGATACGACCTATCACGGTTAGCCAAGGCGGTATACTGGATAATGAGGGGAATGTTGTTTTTCCTCTGGGAACCCGCTTTCTTCGAGCCGAAGCCGGACCGCAGGTAGCCCTGTCAAAGGCGACCACAGCGACGTTCGAGGACATTATCGATTATCTAGCAATTATAAGGATTCAAGCTTCCATGGGAACGACTACCGATCCCGGACCGGTCTCAAATGCTATAATAAAAGCCCTCCCCACACAGAATCAACTCACCCAGGATCAAATCTTTCTATCTTCGATGCCCGTACTACAAGGAATATCCCCAGCAGATAGTAAAGCTTCTATTGGTGCACTTAAAAAAGACGTAGATCTAGTTTCGCGCGGAAAACAAGAAAGATCCTCCAGCCCAGGTGCTCCCAGTGGCGACAGCGATGTTGATTGCGACAATGTTATTCACGCACTGCACCCCGACTGCCGCGACGACATCCCCTTCTCGGACGAAGATGAGCCCAGTCCCGTACATCCCCGCCCTGTTCCTCAAGAAGCTCGGTGGAGTTGGCAGAAGCGAGATGCTGCTTTGGAAAAAATTGAAGAGATCCTTAATGACCGGTCACGAATTTTGATTACTAAAAATGTGATTGGAACCCGCGCTAAAAACAGCACCGATTTTCCTTTCCTTGAATTTTGGAACCGAACTAAAATACAATACTCATTTTGGATGTATGTAGATAAGCTCGGCGGCGATGGTGGCGCTGCACTCTATCAAGGAAGCAACACCTTGAAGCAAGACAAGAGAAATATTATTAAATTATTTGATGTGGAAGATTTTGACTTTGGACCAGAAGTCGCAGCCCTGTGGGCTCAAGCCGAAGCCGCTCTTGATGAAAATGGCGCTGCCCACGGAGCCCTTAATGTTCCCGAGAAAACTGCGATTCGCAATCGAGTTGTAAAAAAGTATAAGGTGGAGAGTTTCTCTTCCGCGCTCAAGCCCGTCCCTTTTGTGCCGTCGAGCTTAGCCCCGGAGGAGATGGCCCATATTATTGCCGATCCTAAATACCAGCAATATTTTTCGACAGTTTTTAATAAAGAAATCGTTGGAATCGTCCCGATAATACAAAACTTTTATTTAACTGATCATTACTTTCCTGCAATTGAGACCACCATGGCATCAACTAAGGATCGAGTTCTAAGTATGATGGAAACGATCTTGCGAGGAGACGATAGATATGACGGAACGCCGCGCCTCGGGCGCACTGCTGCCTCCAATCATGCCTTAAATAGCAGCGTTTCGATGAGCACGATTGATCCCGAGAGCATGGCTCGCGACTTTATTTTGAAGATGCTTATTAAAACTCCTATTGACATATTAAAGGGAATACTAGAGATTATAGATCCCCACGTTTCGACTACAAAAATGATTAAAACGGGAACCGGAGCTGCCTTTAACGCAATTAGCGCAGTTCTAGCACAAAAGGACCTTCTCAGCGAAGATGATCCGGCGTACCAGGAGGCTCTAGCGTTGGATCCGGATATCCCTCCCGCACCATTTGCCCCCGGCGCCGACGCGGGCGACCTTTTCGTAGCCATTCTCTGTGTGGTAAACCATCTGCTACAAAACCCTCCCGGGTTCCCGATCATTGACCCTCAGCCGCTTAACCTATTTCCACGTATTAGTATAGATGGTGTTGACTTTTTAGGAACCGGCATGGGGATATATATGATTCCACCGACACCTTTAGGATATCTTTATCTTCTGTTGCAACTAATTAATTGGGACGCACAGTCAGATGTAGATATTAACCTTGACATTAACTCTCCGTTTGGATCGGGGGGAGTCAATGCCAGTGATAGCACAGAGCCGACTGACTGTGAGGAGGCTGAAATTGCTATTGAGGAGACAACGCCATGAAAGGATCTGGATTATCAGTAGCGCTACCTCTCTCGGTTAGTGATGTTTTTGGTCCTTATGACCTTAACACAACATTTCAGGAGTTAGCCCAACAAAATTTAAAGATGTTGATACTCACTATTCCTGGTGAGAGGATCATGTACCCGGAGTTTGGTGTCGGGCTGCGAAAATATTTGTTCGAAAACAATACACCGGATACGTATTCAGAAATTAAGGGCAACATAGCTCAACAAGTTTCCATCTACCTTCCCTATATTTCATTAGATAATATTATATTTCGAGTGCCAGAAAACAATCCCGACCTCTTCCCCAACACCATGTCGGTTGCTATCTTTTTTACAATCACACCGATTCAGGAGAAGACCCTGCTCGAAATTAACATAAACAACTAATTAACAGAGAACCATTATGCCCAAAAAACTGCAGCCCATTGATTATACTAGCCGAGACTTCGACTCAATTCGGAAAGATCTAGAAAACTACGCCAAAAGATACTATCCAGATACTTACAAGGATTTTAATCGGGCATCTTTTGGTTCTCTCATGCTGGATACTGTCTCATACGTGGGCGATGTTCTCTCATTCTACCTGGATTATCAAGCCAACGAAAGCTTTTTAGAAACCGCGGTCGAATATGATAACGTAATCCGACTAGCCCGACAGATGGGCTTTAAGTTAAATCCGAGTCCATCCTCGTTTGGCGTCCTAACTTTCTACATCCAGATCCCTAGCGGCGGAACTGGTGTCGGACCTGATTTGGCATATGCCCCCACTTTGGAAGCTGGTAGCGTTATGTCATCGACAGGCGGCGGAACTTATACGTTATTAGAAGATATAGATTTTGCTCGTCCGACCAATCAAGTGGTGGTGGCAAATGTCGACAACACGACGGACAATGTTACGAATTACGTCGTTAGAGCACAAGGTCGAGCATGTTCTGGACAAGTAAGTTTTAGAGAGGTGGATGTTGGGAATTTTGAGAGATTCTTAACCGTTAACTTGGCCACTAAAAACGTAGCAGAGGTAATTTCGGTAACCGATCTTGAAGGTCACGAGTACTACGAAGTGGACAATCTGTCGCAGAACGTTATCTATAAGGCTGTTAAGAATCCTAATACTTCGACTAACGGAACGGTCGCGAGCATCATGAAAGCCGTTCCGGTATCTCGCCGCTTTACGGTGGAGTACAAAGCAGACACAGCATTCCTTCAGTTTGGTTATGGTTCCGACTCTGAATTACTTTCTGACTCGGTAGTCGACCCGACTAACCTAGTATTAGACCTTCATGGTAGAACCTATGTAACTGATGTCGACTTTGACCCCACAAAGCTTATTAGTACTGATAAATTTGGAATCGCACCAGCTAATACTACGCTGCGCATAGGTTACCGCGTAAATAATATTAACGATGTAAACTCTGGGGTCGGAACAATAATAAATGTAGATAGACCGTCCTTTAGATTCACATCACAGGGATCTCTGGCGCCCAGAACTCGTAGTACCGTTATGTCGTCTATAGAAGTAACTAATGATGAAGCCTTCGTGGGGGATATTTCACTCCCCTCATCAGAAGAGATTAAACAGCGAGTCTTCGGCTTTTATGCCGCTCAAAATCGAGCCGTCACGGTACAGGACTATCAGGCGATATGTTACGGCATGCCAGCTAAGTTTGGTTCTATCAAAAGAGTCGCAGTCGCACGAGACTTTGACGAGCTTAAGCGCAACTTGAATATTTATGTGATCTCTTCAGATAGCAGCGATAAGCTTGTGACCCCGAACCAGACTCTTAAAAACAATTTAAAAACATGGCTTCTACAGTATAAAATAATCAATGATACGGTCGATATCCTCGACGCATCTATTGTTAACTTTGGTATTGACTATCGTGTGGCTATTGATCTAAACACAAACCGCTTTGATGTTATCAACAGGGCAAACGTTGCTCTGCGGAATTGGCTTCAAAACAATCAGTATGATATTGGGGAGAACATACAACTGGTCGATTTCTATAAAGTTTTGCAGAAAGTTAAGGGAGTTATTGACGTCGTGGGACTTGAGATTAAGGGCAAAGTTGGCGCGACCTACTCTAATCTTGATTATAGCTTCACTAAGAACCTATCAGCTGATGGTCGCCGAATTGCTGCCAAAGAAAATATTATTTTTGAACTTAAGTTCCCCAACGTCGATATCAAAGGATCTATTCAATAATGGCTATATTAAGGTACACAGCTAGCGCTGATACTACAATCACAAATGCTTACGAAGCCAACCTGGTTACCCGGGGCTCCGGATCCAATATGGGCTATGCTGATGCTTTAGAGGTTTTTTCTATTTATGGACAAGAATCCGGGTCTAACGGACAATCTCAAGAACTGTCACGCATTTTAATTGAGTTCCCGGTAAGTGTAATTAGCGCGAACCGTACCGCGGGAACAATCCCAGCCTCTGGTAGCGTTGAGTTTTATCTTAAGATGTATAATGCGAGGACCCCGTTCACGCTGCCTCAGGACTTTAATTTAATAGTTGCACCTGTTTCTCAGTCCTGGAATGAAGGAACTGGCTTAGACATGGACGAATACCAAGACCTAGGACAGGCGAACTGGGGGAAACCCACTTTGGCTGGTGATTGGACCTCCCAAGGAGGAGATTATCTTACTGCCTCCAATTATAATGTCTCCTTCCCCAAAGGATATGAAAATCTAGAGGTGAATGTCTCAGAGATAATGGAGCGATGGATCGCAGCATCCAATGAGTTCAATAATTATGGATTTGGTATTCACTTAACAGCTAGCCAAGAAGCCTACTTCTCTAGTTCCCTCGGTACCGATAGCGGAAGCGTTATTCAAAATACAGTTGGGGCTAAGCAGTCATACTACACTAAAAAATTCTTTTCTCGTTCCACTGAGTTCTTCTTCCAGCGCCCCGTGATTGAAGCGCGCTGGGATTCTCGGATTGAAGATGATCGCGAAAACTTTTATTATTCTAGTTCCTTGGCACCAGCTGCAGATAATCTTAATAAGCTTCATTTATATAACTTGATTCGCGGACGGCTCGTGAATATCCCCGCAGTTGGAACCAACGACCTGCTCGTATCTTTCTATTCTAGCTCGGTTAATGGTGTTCCTTCTGGCTCAAAACTTAAGCTCCCCGTCGGCGGCGGTGTTGTTACAGCCGATCATCTAAATGCCACAGCTAGCTACTCAAGTGCTGGTCTGTACACCGTTCAACTAGCTCTCACAGCTGCCTCCACCCGTCTTTTGGCCGTGCATGATGTATGGCACAGCGGCGGCGTTGAGTTCTTCACCGGCTCAATCTATCCTGAGTTAATTCCAACTTATGATTCTGCGCCGACTTTTAATCGTATCACTTCATGTAAAAACTTAAAAAAGAAATACTCCCCGCAAGACACTGCGCGTTTTAGGTTTTTTGTTCGTGACAGGAATTGGAGCCCGAATGTTTATACCGTTGCGACTGCAAATAACCCTACGGATATTATTCCTAGCGCGTCATTTAATATTCGTCGCATAATTGATAACTATGATGCCGTTCCTTACGGCACGGGTTCAGAAAAGAGTACTTACTTATCTTACGACAAGGAGGGAAACTACTTTGATTTAAATATGAGTTTGCTGGAGGCAGACTACATGTATGAGATTAGATTATCCTATTATAACGACAGCATAGGATCTTGGCAGGAGCAACCTCAAGCGTTTAAATTTAGAGTTGAAGAATAATTAGCATATGAGTATAAAGAAATATTTTGAAGTAGCAGAAAATATTCAGTCTCTCTCGAACAAATCTGCTCAGGAGATAGCCTCGCAAGTCGAGTCCGCTGGCTACCACGAGCAAGATTTGATTCAAGAAGAGAGATTTATCTCTCGTGTTGATTTTTCAAAGCCGCAGAACTTTGCGCGCTGGGGATCGGCAGAAGAGTATTATAACGAAGCGCTCAAAAGAATCTATGAAGGTTACCCCTATGATGGGTCCCTCCGCGAAAGGAGCGAATGGCATAACGAGTCAATTGATATTGATCTGTATGTCTTTGAAAATAGATATCCTCGGACAACTGGCTACGTTATCCTCTCAGCTGACGGCTGGGGAACGGGTAATCTTGTTGATGGCTACGGCTCACCAGCAACCCCTGAATATATTTATGTAAAAGGTGGACCCAATCCTCATCAGGTAAAGGAAACTCCCTATACTATTCAATTTACTGGCTCCAACTATTATGAGCCCTCCAAAAATCGGGGATCTAATCTTTCTTTAAACCTGGCCAGCAATGGAGCATCTCTAGAGTTCTGGCTTAAAAAGAGTGCTTACCTGGAAGAGTCTCCCCGCGAGGTCATCTTTGACCTATGGAACGGCGAGAACTCGTCTTCTGCTGACTACGCACGCTTCCGGCTGGAGCTTACCGGAAACCTAACCGACGGATCCACACCGTTCCTGCTCACAGCAATGTCGGGAACTACAGGCTTCTACAGACAGAATATCTCCAGCACCTCAATCACCAGTGCTTCGGTGGGGAACGATACCTGGCAACACTACGCAGTAACTCTTAAGTCTGCATCAGCCGGCGTAACCACAAGATTTTATGTCAACGGCGCCCTAGACAAAGAATCCACCCTAGGCTCTACTGGTATAAATGATGTCGACAGTACGGCGCTCAGAGCATACGCAGGAGCGCTTGTAACGGCTGTATCAGGAACTACTACCCCTAGCTCCACAAAAGCTGCTGACGGCAAGCTCTCGGCGTCTCTCGATGAATTCCGGTACTGGAAGACACAGAGATCATCTGAAGAGATCGGTCGCTTTTGGTTTACCCAAGTAGGAGGGGGCGTTAATACTGACCCAGTACCCTTTACGACTACCGAAGAATCTTCTAATGTTAATTTAGGCGTCTACTTTAAATTTAATGAAGGTATTACTGGACGAGCCGCGACCGATAGCGTGGTTCTGGATTACTCTGGACGCTGGTCTAATGGCGCCTGGACCGGATATACTTCGAACTCACGAAACACCGGCTCCGCGATAATATCCTCCAGCGCTGCTGTCCGAGAATTCGAAGATCCAATTATCTATTCTTTCCACCCTCGTGTAGAACTCCTAAGTACACAGCTCCAGTTATCTGGCTCGACTTATGATGTAAACAATAATGCTTCGCTGTTCAAAACTATTCCTTCTTGGATTTCTGAGGAAGACGAGGAAGGCTCCGGAGATGTTAAAAAACTAACACAGATATTGTCTAGTTATTTTGATAGCTTACACTTAAAAATAGAGAGCCTAAATAAGCTTAAAGATATCCGTTATTTGAGCGGAAGCGCTGAGAAGCCGCTCCCGTTTGCTGAGAAACTTTTATCTAATTACGGATTGGTCGCTCCGGACTTATTCCTGGATGCTGACATCCTTGAGAAGCTATTGGATCGCAGTGAAGATAAGGTTTATGAAAAGTCGCTTCACGATATCAAGAATATTATTTATCAAAACATCTATAACAACCTCAATTATATCTATAAGTCTAAGGGAACCGAAAAGTCATTCCGTAATTTAATTCGCTGCTTTGGTATTGACGACGAACTCGTCAAAATTAATATGTACGCGAATGATGTTACTTACGAGTTACAAAACAATCGCCGCAACGTTGTAGTGGCTGACAAATTTGTCAACTTCAATAACAGCGACAACACCAAAGCTACAGTTTACAATTATGCAGACCCTACCAATTCCAACTCAGTTAGTTATATTGATGCTAATTCTAGTTTGACCGGGGGATTTGCAACCACGCTAGAGACAGAGGTGCTGTTTCCCCTTAAAATATCAGAGTACTCACCGTCGTATGTGAACACTAATACAATTAGTTCTTCATTGTTTGGTGTCCACGGCACCACACTGTCCGCGACCAAAACAACTTGGCCTGGGGACGACACCGTTAACTTCCAAGTTTATGCTGTCCGCGACGAACTATATTCAGATAATGTAAAATTTGTTCTGACTAGCTCAACGGGGGGTTATATCCCGAAGTTGTCGAGTAGCCTCTATCAACAGGTCTACAACAATACGAGATGGAATCTTGCCGTACGGATAAAGCCAGAAACTTACCCGATGAAGGGATTGATTAATAGTGCAAGCAGCAATTACGTAGTCGAACTCCATGGTATACAAGCAGAAGCTGGCGTTATCCTAGAGGAATTCACAGTTTCTGCTAGTATTACAGCGCCTAGACCTTCTTTCGTGACTGGCAGCAAGAGAGTGTTTGTTGGAGCCCATCGTTCTAACTTCACGGGCTCTACCGTCCTAGACATGACCGATGTTAAGGTGAACGCTTGCCGCTACTGGCTAGACTATGTTGATGATGAAGCATTGAGGGGTCATATTCTTGATACGGAAAATTATGGTGCATTACAGCCCCATCTATATGCGTTTGAATTTGATACGTCTGCTTCTTATGGAGATGTGACCAAATATGATACGCTGGTGTTCAACTGGGAGTTCCTAACAAACACGGGCTCTAGTGCCGGCGGAACCTTTATGGTCGACGATCTATCTTCTGGATCTGCCGACTTTACTAGGTTCGGAAGCCTAGGAGGCATTCTTAATAAGCAGTACACCGCTAGTGGCTCCTTCTTCTTACCATCCTCGACAAAGTCCATCGATAAAGACTTTATGATTTCTTCCAAGCTCAACCTTCCTGAGAATGTCAGAGCCGAAGACATGGTTAAAGTATTGAATGCACAGGAACAAGATGTCTTTACTACAGAAAGCCGCCCTGTAAACTATTACTTCGCTTTTGAAAAGAGCATGTATCAAGTGATCTCCGAAGAGATCCTCAACTCATTTGCTAATTTAAAAGATTTTCATAACTTAATCGGAGATGTTGTAGAGCAATACCGACCAGAATATAAACAACTTGCTTTTATGAGGCAAAAATTCTTTGAAAACGTTGCCAATCAAGAGTTGGATTTTGAGAAGTTTTATGAGTATTACAAGTGGTTCGATAGCTCTCTGTCTTTAATGTTAGGACAACTTGTACCAGCGTCCGCCGATTTCTCGAATAATGTCCGCACTATGGTAGAAAATCATGTTCTGGAAAGACCAAAGTACCGGAATAAATTTCCAATCCTTCAAAGGAAGGGAGGAAACGACATCACTGGCGCCGTCGAGGGCGGAGGCGATGGCACCGCAATGGGCTCGCCGGATGATTTCCCTCAGGGATCTCTTCTGTTTGCCAACACCTCGTTAACCAAACGACAAATTGGATCATCGCGAACTCCTCAGATTAACAGCTGGAAGCATTTCCATGCCCCCATACGAGAGACTTCTCTCGGTCCAACTAAATCATTATTGTTTGATGAGTCCAATGACACGAATGTCACAGCCGGAACTGCTGCACAGTGGCAGACTGATTTAGCTGATGCGTATACCAACGGTGTTTCCGTATCCTTTTGGTTCAATATAAGCAGCTTCGCTTCCGGCACGGAACAGGTATTTAATCTCGGAATGATTAACACGGGGTACCCCAGCTATCAAGGCATCAACATGTTTCTTTACGACGTCGGGGGAACAACTCCCGCCGTGTATGCCGCGGCCCATACCGCTGGGTGGGCGGCTTCCGAGAACACCAACGTACGCAGCAGTGGATTGAACCTCGGAACATGGTATAATGTTGTCGTTACGATTCCAGCTGCAGCCATCAATGGAACCGGCGGAGATACTCCAAATATGTATATCAATGGGGGTGTCGACATGCCCGCCAGTGCTGCAGATTCTGTTGTCAATTGGACCACGGTGGATTTGGGGGCACGCGGCGTGACGATAGGCGCCAAGCCCGCAGGCTCAGGACTCAGTATTAACTCATTTGACGGCTATATGTGTGATGTGGCTGTCTGGAACAAAGAACTCACTAGTGTCGAAGTGACCGAGATTTATGCCTTTGGAGAACGTACCAACTTAAGCCTCGCATCGTGTGTTGGTAATCTTCTATCCTGGTGGAAGCTTGGCTCCGGCACCGGTGACACTTATAATGGGGCGATGAGCAATGAGGTCACAGCAGGACCTTCTGGAACCCCTAATTCTTTTGCCTCGGCAGCCTCTATAGCCTCTGTTTCACCTCCTGCTGTGTCGCCTTATGATCCGGGTGCGAAACATGTCTTGGATATGGCATGGCGCAACAAAAACATTTACTGGCAACGATACCGGTCTGGAAGCGCAGAGCCGAAGCCAACCGTTGCATCCAACACAGTCCGCAAAGATTTGTTAACCGCGATCAAGAAGTCGTATGATCGAAGTGTTAATACACCTGTTAAATTTGGGGCAGAAGGATATGTGACCTTCGGCGGTGTTGCCCGCCCGCCCAATAATAAGCCCAACTATACGTTTGCTCACTGCAGCCCCTATGGTCCGATGGTATCGGGATCTAATGTTCCAATTAACATTATGGTTGGATTTAATGAAGGTGTCGAAGAACTCATTGATTCGCCAGATGAATATTATCCCACCTTTAAGCAACGCCTAGGATTCGGAATGAACCCCACCATCAATATTGATGAAGTGGATTCCACAACCGCCTTTGATGGTAATCTATATGCTCCATTTAGTATGTATAGCTCCTCCGTCGAAACAGGCTACAATGCTACAGTCGTAACAACCTATAAGTCTGGCACCATGCTTACCAACCTTCATAATGACTTTGTGGATTCACATGATACCCCGGCCCAGGGTCCGTTTACTGAGAAGTTCGTGGGTGGTCGGTTCTTCCGTCACACCGAACCAAATGCCGGGAGTGACACAAGGACGACCCGCGCCGAAGGCTTCCGGCTAGAACTTGGAACTATTGCTCCCGGGAAAGCCGGCGCATTGGGCGTCGTTCCTCCCAACTATCCATTCAGCGACACACTTGAGAGTGAGTTAACTAATGATGCTGGGGCTGTCCTGGGTTGGCTCAAAGATGTGCCCATCGCACAGCGCTTCCGAGATGAAACTGCCAAGCGACCCTTAAACATCAAGAACATCTTGATGACAACTGCCTCGGTGGGGACACGCTTGAGCGGAACGATTACTCATAATCCAATCGGCAACTACCAGAAGAACTATCAGGTTATCAGCACTGGTGGTCGCATGATCAACGACCCGTTCTTCCAAGATCAGTCGTTTGACTTTGCTTTGAATCCCGAGACCGGCGTCCTTCGCGGACGCCCACCCGGACAGTTTCAAACTTTAACCAATACTAAATCAATGATTTTTGATCAAGCCAGTAATCAGTATGCAACTATCGGCGCCGGAAGTGTTTGGAATGATATCATCGGCAATGCCGCCGGAACGTCTAAGATGACGCTCTCGGTTTGGTTTAATCTTGATGCGGAAGGCAGTGGAACGTATCAACGCTTTCTGTCTTTTGGCGGTTACCTGTGGATAGATACCCACGAAAATGACCGCTGGCTTCGGCTTTGGACCTATTGGAACGGCGTCTCTGCCAGATGGTACACTGCCGATTTTGTTTTCACCGAGGGTGTATGGAATCATCTTGTGTGGACATATGATGCCACAAGTACTGCCAACAACCCAGTTGTTTATCTAAACGGCACGTCGCTTAGCTTGACGCCGGGTGGAACATCCCCCGCCGGCGCCTGGTATGGCATGCCCGGTGTCACCGACAGCTCTTTCGCCGGCGTCAATGGCGCTGGATTCGGCGGTTCTATAAACGAGGTGACCATTTGGGATAGTACTTTGAGCAGTGACCAGGTTACTACCTTGTACACCAGCCAACCGACGCTGCCTTACAACCCTGCACTTCCCACTCCTGCCGCCTGGTGGCGAATGGGTAATGGACCAAACGACACTACCTCAATAATTTATGACATCGCCGGAACGAATAATGCCACGCCTACAAACAGTCCGACATTCTCTAATACTGTTCCTACACAGACCGGACTCGTCAATAGTGAATTGAACTTCGCCCTCCCTGACCGAGCCGGCTCCAACTCGAATCAAACCATCATCGTCAATCACTTCAGCGCCCCTGGAGAATATAAGACACTTTCCCGCGGCTATCTTGATCCTGCACACGAAGAGTTGTCAGCATACAACGCTTCTCCCTACCGAAACCGCGGAGTTATTGATTATGGTCTATCTGGTTCTGCCTCCGCAGACCCCAGCATCGCGGGCTCCATCCGCGTTGTCGACCAACTTGGCAAGAATCGCGGTCTTAATCAGCTATCAACACTGCACTCAGCGCCTTTCGGTGTTGATTCTGCGTATGGCTCTGACACTTCAACTTATTGGCAGTCCTCATCAGTGGACGGTATAGATAATAGTTATTTTGATTTATTCTCGTATTCCATCACCCCCTCGTGGACAAAGACAAACAGGAACCCCATCATACGATTTGAACAGGTCACAGGATCGGCTGGATCTTTTAATGGGGCAAATAGTCGAGTTGGGATTGGAACAGATGCGGTTTGGGACTCTTTAATTGGCGGCTCTGGCACCGACGCCAAGGCGTTTACTTTGTCGGCATGGGTTTATGCAAAAAGTGCAGGCGAGAACAACTTCGGGCGCATATTCAGTTTTGCAGGTTCAGATCGCCAACTCGTTTACCAAGCGGGTGAGTTCAGGATGTATATCAACGGCAGCATCTCTTTCGGCTACACCGACTCAAGCTCGGATCTAGATTTTGATAAGTGGTACCACGTGGTTGCAACATATTCCGGCGGTACAGCTGGGGACATTAACATGTACGTTAATGGAGTCCTTGATACAAACGTCGGCGTCCCGGTGAGCGCACCACTCGCGATCTCCGGATACGCCTGTTATATTGGCAACGACCCTACCTTCGCATTCACTTGGGACGGCTATATTACTGACGCAGCTGTTTGGGGCCGCGCTCTAACTGAAACAGAGGCACAGAGCCTCTATAATGGTGGAATTGTGGCAGATCTGTTGGATCTGTCAATGTATTCGGTAGACACTCTGCGTAATAATTTAATAGCATGGTATAGGTTTGATGCTGCTCTAGGCGATACTACTTCCAATGTGGTAAACCGTGCCCCCAATCCGACTGCTGCCACAGATGGGGATGATAATGGCTCCCTTGTGCTTCAAACACAGTACGCTCCGGTAACGGCCCAAAAGAAAAGGTCCTATGATAATCTCTATGTCCAACATGCAATCCCTAGGAATGAACAGCAATATGCCTGGATAACAGCATCGATGGCTCCCTATAATGGTATTTATGGTTTACAGCGCGCCACGTGCACAAGCGCTTCCACCATGTCACAATTGTTGACTGCCTCAACTAGCTATGTTGACGATGATTTTGTTGGACTGCGCTCCCTGGTTTTGGACCCTGTTGACTTGACTACGCACACCTTAGGATATACTACCTATAATCCGCCCAATGCAGGACCGTGGCACTATATGACACTGCCTACGACCATGACCGATGCAGGTCTTAAATTAGGCAGTGGTGCAGATTGGAACACACTGATCGGCGGCGCGGGCGCAGCTGCGAAAGCCTTTACAATATCCATGTGGGTATATGGACTTGACGACGACCCCGGATCCGGACATTCACGCCTCTTTGAGTTTGGGACCGCCTCAGAGCGCCGCGGCGCATATGTACCTTCGACGCTTGCAATGTTTAGGATAAAGGTGAGTGCCGGCGGCTCCGGTGGGTATAGTGATCTCTATTCCAACTCCGGTACCGTAGAAGAAAATGACTGGACCCACGTGGTTTTCACTTATAGTGGCGGCGACGGCGGCACCATGAGAATTTATATCAATGGACAACAGAACGTCACGACGACCTGCGGGACACCGTCAGCCATCTCTGGAGAACAAGCCGCGCTTGGCAACCGTGACCTAGGTGGCAGCAACCCCGATCGACAGTTCGATGGGCACATTGGAACAACAGCTATATGGAATCGAAATTTAACTGCAGCCGAGATTTTAGCCCTCTGGAATAACGGAGGAAGAATAGAATTAACTAATATCGCTAGCATGAGAAAGAATTTGTTGGCTTGGTACAGGTTTGATCCTAACCATGGAGACACCAATGTTATCGTGAGAAATCAAGCGGTGTGGAATGTTTATGGTTCCGACCCAAACATCCCGGTTGCTGCTACCGTTTATCCAACAGCCGGAGGGTCTGTATTAACCCAATCGCAGCCGGCTTCGCGACATAATCGTCCTCTGGGTAACAGCCCGGGCGAAAATATTGGAGATATTTATTCTAACCCTTACATCAACACAAATCATTGGTGGAATGCTCCCAC